TCAACGCCCTCGCGGAAGGTGACATCTGACGTGGCGATGAGATGCACGCGCACGGGCTCGTAGCGCATGACGGTTTTCTGTACCGAGGTGGTCCTGCCAGAGCGGCCCACCGACACGTCCTCGCCCTCGCCGCGCACGAGCAACTCGCTCCACGCCATCTCCTGATCCATGCCCACGAAGCGATCTCGGAAGCCAATGCGAACTTCGTTCTGCACCACGAGTACCGCGTCACCGTGGCCCCATGGCCCGAAGTTCTCGTACAGATTCGGATTGATGTGCGCTTGCGAGAAGGCGCATTTCATTTCGAGGTACTCGCGGTCGGAGTAGCGCTCGGGTCGTGTGTCGGGGTTGACGTACCACCAGCCGGATCCCGAGCATCGCGCGCACACCGGGTCGAACTGGTCCGTCTCGGCATTGAGCCGGCACGGGCACACGACGGCGCGCGACCATCGGAAAGTCAACCCGAGTTCTTGGATCGTCTCCTTGTAGAGGAAAGGATCCAGCCGGCCGACAAGTCCGGCCTTCGGCACTTTCACGGGACGATCCCGGCGGCCTCTGATGGGCTTGGTGATCGCGGCCATGGACTACGCGACTCGCATCTTGATCGTCTTGCCGTAGTACTGCTTGAGGATGGGCCACATTTGTTTGATTTCCTTCCCGTACTCAAGCACGCGCGCACCGAAACCAGCGTTAGTTGACGAGTTGGTGGTTGTCACATTCTGCGAAAGCCCCGGGATGCTCACGCTCCATCCTTGCAACCCGGAACCGCCCACGAGATCGCCCGCCACGTTCATCACGCCGAGCGATGCGATCATGCCGACGATGTGTTGGATGTCCTCGGGGATCTCGTCCACCTCGAAGCCCGCCCGGTAGTCAAAGCGCCACACGCCGGGCACGCGCCCGGTGGCGCCGCTCCACAGCGGCATGAGTGCGCCCGGGATGAGCAGCACGTCGGCGATGTTCCCCTGCCCGGGAACGATCTGCACGACACCGTGCGCGCCTTCTTCGCACAGTACGATCCACTCGTCAGATATGACCACTTCGTCCGTCATGGACGGGTAGCGGAACGCCACCTTGTCGATGCGGATGGTGGGGAACTCGTGAAGTTGGAAATAGCCCCACTGTCCGTAGTCGCTCGCGTAGTGATCGTGCGTTTCTTCCACGATGTCGTGGGCCACAACGCGGATGTCCAACGCATGTTCCACTAGCCGCGTGGCGGCGCGGATGTACCGCTCGAACATGAGTTGCGGGAACGGGTTGCCATCCTCGTCGGTGAGGTCGATGCCGAACAAGTAGATTTGCTTCAACTCGCTCACCGACAACACGAGCGCATCGTCATCGGCGCCGCCCGGCTGCGGATCGCTCGATGTGGACTCGTCAAGGTTGTCCGTGTTCAGGTAGCGGGCGCGGTAGTAGCCATCCGGCTGCGCGCTCGTGCCAACGTCGTCCACCGTGTAGGTGTCCGTACCTGAGACGAGATCGATGGTGTCCACCTCCGTCCATGGCCCCACCTTCTCAGGAGCGCGCTCCACGATGAGCGAGTCGAACCGCTCCAACACGACTTGCACGCGCGGAGCGAGCACGGTGGTGGTGACGTGTTGATCGCCATCGCCATCCACGTAGTCCTTTGCCTGTCCAACGACTGGCACGAGCCCGACAAGATCAAAGCGGATCTCGTCAGTGACCGGGACGGTGAACACCTCGTCAAAGCCGAGAGCATCGATCTTGAGGCGAACGCGGAAGCCTTGCAGCGCGGTAATCTCGAACTCGCCATCGGCGTCGCTCACCACCTCCACAGGGTCCAGCACCACGCCGATGCCGCCGATGGCTTCGGGCGAACGCTCGGCCACGGGGGCGGGCGAGAGCAGGACAGGCACGTCCACCACGCCGTTGCCGGCGGCGTCCATGATTGTCCCGAACACGCGGCAGAGGGGCATGTGGCTCCCCTAAGCCGTCACACCGACCGCATGATGCGCGTGGCGAGTAGACGAGCGCGTGAATCCGAGTTGTCGGCGCCGTCCACCCACACCTTGAAGCGCATGCGGACACCGTGCGTCTTGATCGTCCAAGCGACGTTCGCGTCCACGGCGGTGGTTACGTCCCAAATCTTCCGCACGAGCACGCCGTCCCCAAGCTCGTCATCGTAGAGGTCAAACCACTGGTCCGATCCTTCGGCTGGTTGGTAGCTCACTTGCGTGACGACATGCACCGCCGTTGTCGTGGTGCCGGCCGTGTGATCGAGTTGCAGCGTGATCTCGTCGTAGCCGTGTACGAGCAAGGCAGCATCGAAGGCGGCGCCGGCTTCCGTGTCGGGGATGTCCGTAGACGCGTACAGGTCATTCGCGATGGATGCGCCGTCCGGGTCCACATGGTTGAGCGCTCGCCGCGCGCTCCACCGCAGCGACTTCGGCGATTGCGTATTGGGCCTGCGCTCGCCCTCGGCAGCCAGGGGCATCGACTAGACAGCCACCGCGCGGAACTTCGCGCCGTTGCTCACCGTGACCACGACGTTGGTACTCGTGTGGACACCGTAGGCGATGTCCGCCGCCTGCGTACCCGCGCCGCCCGCGCCATCGTGGCCCTCGGTGGCGGTGACGATGACGAGGCGAGGAGCGCGGCCGAGCCCATGGGCGACGTTCTGCGAGGCGCCCGTGCCCGTCTGCTCGGTGGACTCGAACCACGCGCCCGGGTCGATCTCCTGCAAGTGCGCCTCCACGGTGGCCGCCGTGGTGAAACCGCCCGCGTCGTTGACACCAACAAGCGACGCACCCTCGCCGCTCGCGGTGCTTGCGAGGTCGGACGAGGACGATGCCGCCTCGAAGGCGTCATCGAGGATCTGCGCGAGGTCGATGCCGGGAGGCCGGTTGGACAGCGGGGGCAGGTAGTCGCGAATCTGGCGGCGCTGCTCGGTGGTGAGGGCGGTGATGGACATGGGGACTCCTGATGAGGGGGGTTATCCGCCCGCGACGGCAGCGGCGTCCATCGCCTCCGCGCGCTCGCGGATGAGCGCGGCAAGCGCGGCCTTGGGCTTGGTTTGCTTCTCGGCCCTGGTGAGGTCGATGCCGGCCCCGTGGGCGGCTTTCAGCCACTCCGTCGTGGAGAGGGCATCCGCACCCGCCTGGACGGGCGGAAGCGCCCCAGAAACGGCCCCAAGGGCCAGAACCGACGGGGCGGGCGAACCGTTGGAGGTCGGGCCAGCGACGGAGCCGCCCTCCCCGCCGGCCAAAGCGGTGGGACGCGGAGGCGGCGGGGGCGGCTTGATGCGCGCCACGCCCGGAGCGAATGACACCTTGAACGCGAGAAGCTCCTGCGCGTCGTCGGGGTGGCACCCGGGCTCCGAATCGTAGTCACCCGCGCCGCGCCCGGTGGCGAGATGCAGGAGGCCGGTAGCCGGGTGTACGAGGTACTGGCGACCGGCCGCGCCCGCGACACGGGTGCCGCGTGCGTGGGAGAGGTTGTGCTTGACGAGGATATTGTCCATCGGGCTTCACACTCCTTTCGCCACCGCGCCCCCGGCCCGACCGGGGACGCTTGGCGTCAGGGGTTGCTAAGAGAGGGCTTCGATGCCGGTGTCGAGCTTGCCGATGTTGATGAACACGAGGTTCTGCAACGGCTTCATCACCTGGACGGCGCCGTAGAGCACCTGCATCCATCGGATCGACGTGTCGATGGTGGCGAGGGGGATCTTGGTGAAAGGCGCGAGTTGCTTCCACTTGAGGACTTCCTGATTCTGCGAGAGCATGTAGCCCTTGCTCGTGTTGGGCAGGAAGCGGTTGAGGTCCACGATGGTCTGCGAGGCCCCGGTGCGCCGGTACTTGGCGATGGAGCGACAGGTGGTGGCCGCGCCGTCCTTGTCGGAGCGGTACACCTCGTAGTAGCTCGTATCGGGCCCGTTGTCGGTGACGCCGATGCTCACCTGATCGCCCGACGCCACGGTGATGGCCGCCGTGGTCACGGGAGTGGACTTGCCATAGCGCGAGCCCGCCACCACCTTGTAGAAGTAGGCGCCCGCGTCGCTCGCGCCCCAGAAGGTCGTGTTGGATCCCGCGTAGACCGGCGAGGTCGGAGCGCCCACGGTCGGGGCGGACGGTCGCAGGGTCGATCTGCCCACGCCCGCGTCGGTCGGCTTGCGCGAGTCGGGAATGAAGATGTCGGGGTTGAGGTTGATGGTCCCGAACGGGGTGACGATCTTGTTGATCGAGATGCCCGCCGCGCCTTCCCTCGGAGCCGGAAGGTCATACCGCTCCTTCGGGTAAAGGATCTTCGACAGATCCTTGTGGGGCCCGGTGGGCATCCACAGGTCGGTCGGCGTGCCGTAGTTGGGCTCGGCGATCACACGCTCCACGGCGTCGGTGATCACGTCCTCGGACAGGGTAGCGCCCCGCAAGTCCACCACGTTCACGTCGTCCTCGTAGCCGAGAAGCTGCAAGTCGTCGGACTCGTCATCGTTGTAGGACGAGATGAGCAGCTTCTCCAACCCGTCGAATTGCACGGGCACGTTGCGCTCGTCGCCGTCGAAGAGGCCGCGCTCGATCTGCCGGAGCAGCCAGAGCGTGCCGTTGACCGTCTCCCGTGCCACCGCGTCGCCGTGGGCGGTGCGAAGCAGCGAGAGGACGTGGGTGACGCGCCGGGTCGTCCCCATGAACTTGATCTTCGTGTACTGCCGGCTGTA